CTTGCCATTCCGCTTCTCGATCGCCTTTGCATAGAGCGGCAAGCCGCGCGTATTGACCGTCTCATTATAGTCAGCCGGCGCAAAGCGTGTGATGAACAGATCCTGCACACCAGTAAGCACCGGCCGCGCTTCATCATCGGCGATGTATGGCGAGCCCAGGTCTGCGGTTGCCCGTGCGCCAGTCCGGTATCGTTCCCAAGTGGCATTGCCCCATTGAAACACGTCAGGCACGTCTTTCCGCAGTACGTCGGCACCATTGTTGTAGAGGAAGGTGTCGCGGACGGATTTGTGCTGCCAGAGCTTCTTGTGGAAGGCGCGGCCGGTGAAGACGTGGATGCCGCCGTAGGGCTCATCGAGGCTGTCTTCAATGCCGTAGATGACATCCTGCCAGAGTTCGGCAACGAGGGTGGCGTCGACATCGAGTTCCAGGGAGATCGGTGCCGGTACCGCAATGCTGAAGACATTGTAGAGATCGTGCAATACCTTCCCGGATTTCGAGGTAACGATGCCCTTGATGGCGCCGACGCGCTGATGCTCGAGCGTCATGGTCAGATCCTGGCCATGGCGCGTGGCCTTGCGATTGACGCGATCCTGCAGGTTTTCCGGCATATTTTCCGTGCCGAACTCGCGAACGCCTTGGACTTCATCTGCGAGGATGCTGTCGTTGCGCTGATAGTGGTCGATGATGAACGGGATTTTCTTTCGGTCTTCATCACCGGCGGTTTCGCCATCGCCGCCGCGGGCCGACGGTTCGACAAGACCAAGCTTGCCGTCACGAAGCTCGATCGACACAGTCGTGGTGATGACGCCGTCTTCCTGAAAGATGCCGGTGGCGGACACTTGGCCAGGACGATAGTGCTCCTGGTTGACGGCAGCCGTCAGGCTTTCCAGGCTGAAGGGATCGCCGCTATGGACATTAGGTGCAGGCATGGGCGTTCTCCTCAACGTGCCTTGATGCCGACGGCGCGAAGCTGCGTCAGCTTGGTGTTGCGTTTGGTGTCATCATCGATGGATGCATCGAAGATGAGCATCGGGCTCTTCACCTCGGCGTCGTTGGTGACGGCGACGACTTCGATGTCTTCCGAGGTGGCGTCGACGCCATAACCGAGGATGGCGACGGCAACCTGCGAACCGTCATTGGCCGTGGCCGGAGACGGAACATACTTGCCGGAACCAGCCGCGACGGTGATGTCGAAACCATCGCCAGCGACGAAGGCAGTGCCGCCGGCCGTCGTGGTGAAGCCGATATCGTTGGCATTGGCCGTGCCGTTGGCGCCGTCCGGAAGGGCGAAACCGTCCGGATCGGTCAATGCCCATGCCGTGGCGGAGGTGAAACGGAGCTTGTAGACGCCGACCTTGGCGCCATCGAGCACCATGACGCCGCTGATCACGCCGTTGCCGGTATTGCCGCCAGCCTTCGCCGCGGCAGTCGCCGCGCCGAATGCTACCTTGCCGAGAACCGTTCCGGCCTCCAGCTTGCCCGCCCCGGACGCGATGACGATGCTCTCTCGAGAAATGTAGCCATTGCCCTCCGAGAGGATGAAGGCAAGGGAACGAGCCTTTTCGGTAAAGGTCTCCATGATCATGCTCCCTTCAGGTCGGCACGGCGCTTGTCATAGATCGCCGAAGCACTGAGTTGGTTTTTCTGCTCGGCCGGAGCGGCAGCCGCAGGCGCGGCCATCGGAGCAGCTGCCTGACGGCGGCTGTCGTAGGCCTGCTGCTTGTTCGGCTCGGTCACGGTTGCTGCGGCAACATTGGCCGTGACGAAGGCCGTCACGGCTTCGGCTGCCATGTCCGGCGAACCCGTGGCCAGATCGAGCGCCGCGCTCATGCGCTTGCCGTCACCCCTGATGCCTTCGGCACCAAGGATGGTGCCGAGGCGTGCATTGGCGGCCTTGGCACCTTCGGCCCTACCGTCGGCAGTAGCGTTGGCGATGGCCGCAGCATCGGCGGCAGCAGTGATGGCTGCGGCGGCCGCATTCTGAGTATCAGACATCTGACCCTCTTCGGTTGTTGCCGCCGCTGGCGGCGCTTCGGAAATGGATGCAATTACATCCGGTTCGTCCCCTTCGGGGGATAGGTCGACCGCTCCGGGGCGCACGGCGGCCCGGATTGCGGCAAGCAAACTGGTCATTGGATCAACTCCGGTTGACTTCAGCGACGAAGGCATTGAAGGCGTCGACCGGATCGCCGATCGCATCCACCAGGCCGAGTGAGAGAGATTCCTTGGCGTCAAAAGCGTCAGCTTCCGTCGAAAGCGCCTTCGCCTTCGTGATGCGACGGGAGCGGCCTTTCGAAACAGTCTCGGCGAACTTATCGCGCATGGTGTCGATCTGGGCTTGCCATCGATCGGCGACTCGGGCCGGCAATGCCTCGTACGGATTGCCTTCCGCCTTGTTCTTGCCGGAGCGGATGATGGTCACGCGGATGCCGGCATCCTCAAGCGCCTGAGAATAGTCGGCGTGCATCATGATGACGCCGATCGAGCCAGCACCGCCGAATTCCGGCATGACGGCCTGTCGCGCCTGGCTGGCAAGAAGATAGCCTGCGGAATAGGCATAATCGGTCAGGATTGCCAGCGTCGGCATTTCACGCGACATGGCCTGCATTGCAGCGGCGGTCTCGAAGGCACCGTTGACCTCGCCGCCGAACGAGTCGACTTCGAAGACGGCACCCTTGATCCGATTCTGCGCGTAGGCCTGCCTAGCTGCGGCGATCTGCACCTGTAGGCCCTGGTAGGACGTCTCGCCAGAGGAAGCGCCTACCCAGGCGCCCTTGTGGATCAGACTGCCTTCGATCGGAATGACAGCAACATTGTCGACGACGTCGAACGGCTGGAGATTGGCACGCTGATAGGCGCGACCAAGCCTGTCGCCGACCTTACCGGCCGATGGGCGGCCGTTGGAGAAGGCAGTATGATCGATGCCTCCGTTGCCATTGGCGATAACGATCTCAGAACCGGTTATGCGCGGCCCGAGCGCACGCACGAAGGTCTCCGCCTTGCGCTCATCATAGAGAAGCGGCGTGTCGAAGATCCTCTGCGAGATCTGCGCGAAAGCGAAGGTCATCGTCAGCTTCCTCAGTGATGCCAGCGGATACGTTTGGCGAAGCGGGTGCGCTTGCCGTCTGTCTTTTTCTGGCAGGCATCCGCCAGACGGTTCAACGCGGCGTTCAGATCGTCGAGGCCGGTGCTCGAGATCTGCATGCGTCGCTGGCCGACCGGCGACTTGATCTCGACTTCAGAGACCTGTTCATTGGCCAGGCGCTTGAGCTTTACGGCATAGAGCGCCTGGTAAACGGCGCACGGATCGTCGATATCGACGTCCACGCCACCGATCTTGATTGTCATCATTGCGGGGATGCCTTCGGGTTGTCGGTTTGATCGCCTGCCGCAGGATCACTCGGAGCGCCAATGCGGAATGGCGATGGCAGGCCGGCCTCCTCATAACGCTTGTGCTCAAGCACGCGCTGCTCGAAGACCTCATCCGGATCAAGGCCGAGTTCGGCGCACTCGTGAGCCAGGGTCGTCGTTCCGTTTCTGATCCGCTCGCTCGATGCCTTCGCCGCCTTGCCGTCGTCAGCCGTAGGCTTCGCCGGACCTTGCCACGTTGCCCAGTAGACCTTGTCGCGGTTGGCAAAGAATGCGTCATATCCGCCCTTGAACGGGATCTCACCGGTACCGATCTGCTCATCGAGCCATGCTTCATATGGCATCTGATAGTGCGGCGACGCGATGCGATCTCGACGACGCTGAACAACAGACCAGATCGATGAATTCTCCATCCGCACCGACGAATAGGTTGCGCTGGTATAGTTCATCGTTAGGCCACCGAAGGTGATGCCGAGCGCCCTCGCCATATCGCGTGCGAGGCTGTCGGCAAACGGCAGATATTCTCCTCCGGGAATTTTCGCCGTCTCGATGCCAAGTTTTTCGCCCGGAGCAAGATGCGAGACCGTCGGATCGGTGCTGACATTGATCTTCGATTCCGCGGCGCGATCGAGCTGCGCCTTGAAGTAATCGACGAAATCGCTGGCGATCTCACCTGCACCCAGCCCACCAGCCTCCTTCAAAGCCTCTAATGCTTCGAACGCATCACTGCTCGGCGCGTCACTCGTCAGCGTGATGGCGTAGATCGTCTGCAGGATCGCCATCTGCAGCGTGGCATCATCGAGCATTTCCGCCTGTAGATGCCGCCGGAAGGCCGGAGCGATCGGCGAAATGCCGCGCACATCGGTGGCATCCTGCGGATCGAAGGCGTGAAGCACCATGCACCGTCCTTCGGCGTCTCGCGCGGAAAAATCCCGCGTTACCAAAAGGCCGTCCTGGCGGTACCGGAAGCGGTAATGAGTGGATCTGCCGTTGGCATCATGAAAGATGCCCTGATATAGGCCAGCGACCTCTTGCGTGTCCCGAACCAGCCATGTCGGCGGCACCATCATCATCTTCGTGCCGGTTGCGATGCCATATCCGCGGCGTTCGGCCTGATCCATGTAGGTCAGCCGACCGGTGCTCTCGCCATAGGCAATGAACCAGCGGATACCGATGTCGGCCATCTGCGGAACGGTCAGCTTGCCGCGGTGATCACATTCCGCCGGGTTCCAAGCCCACTGCTTCCAGCGCTTCTTGACCAGAGAAATCCAGTCGCGGCGCTCGGCATCATTATAGCCGAGCGCTTCGAGATCAGGCGCCGGGTTCAAGGTCAGTTCGGTTCCGACCGTATCGGCGATGATCTGGTCGCATGCACCTTTCAGGCGGCCGCTGTTTTGCAGCATGTCCATCGAAAGTGCCGCGACACGGTCCCAGACACGGCGGATTTCGTCGCGATGCTCCCGCAGATAGGCCGGCTTCGACGAAATTACGCCGGAGCGTGTATCGCGCAGATATGCGTTCGGTTTCACGCCGGATGGCGTCGAGGCAGGCGCAATCGCTTTGCCGCTGGCTGCGGCGCGACTGCGCGGCTTGCTCAGCTGCGTTTTTTCCATCGGTTCTGCTTTTCCGGTTTTGGTTGCGCCGGTTCTGCTGGCGCCAGTTCGACTGGCTTTTGCGCGGCTGCCGCAACGACGCTGGGTGCGGCGAGCAGATCGAGCGGTGTCTCTGGCTCCTTCATGGCCCGAAGCTTCGCCCAATCAGCAGGCGACATCCGGGAGATACCGAGATGTTCTGCCATGGCCATTGCGTAGATTCGGCAATCGAGGAAGTGATTATGCTCCCGGCGTTTCTTCCATTCCTCGTTGAGCTTCCCCTTGACCAGCTTGACGTCGAAGTATTCCGACGTGAGTTGCTGGAAGAACTCCTCGCCGAGCCATTCTCCGAAATGGCAATAACCAGGCGGATCGTTCGGCTCGCCGGCCTTCAGGCCAACCTTGTGCAAGTTGCCGTAGAACTCCGCCTTCAGCGACCACGTCCCAACTGCCCAGCTCATCGCCGAGCCGTAGCGCTTCTTCTTGCCGCGCTTCGTGACCGATTTGCGAACAGGCGCGCTGATGGCCGGAATGCCGCGTCCGGGTTGACCATTGATTGCGTAAGCGTTCAGATGACGACGGCACCACTCCAGCACCTGGTTCGTGCGAAAGCGGCTATCGACGGCAAGCGCCTCGATGCGATGCAAAACTCCAAAGCCGTCGGCAAATTCCTGGCCGACAAAGGCCTCGAAGAGCTTCCATGCTCCGGACTGCGGATTGTCAGTCGGACCCTCGAAGAATTCAGCAAAAACAGTCCAGCTCTGCCGATCCTGTGCGTAGGCCACGCCCTCGCAATAGATGCCGTAGCCCTGAACATCGGCACCGGCGACGAAAATTAGGCCTCCGGCCGGGATGACATATTGCGCATAATCCTCGCGGCGCTCCATGAGCCGCTTGTGATCGGGCGCGTTGCCCTTCATCGCGTAAGGCAGGCCGAGCGTCAGATTGTGATAATCCTTCGCGCCAGTTTCTCCCTTGCCTTCCGAGCCCAGAAAGTCCTCGGCGATCGCCTCGTAGGACATCATCAGCGAGATGAAGGCATCGACGTGGAAGCCGGGATGCCGGTCCTGACCAGGCATCGTCGCAATATATCGGCCACCCCGAACAGCCTCGACGCGCTCCATCTCGGAGATGCGATGCGTGCACTTCACGCATATCATCACCGTCTTGTGAGGGTGAGCCCGGTCTATCAGAAGATTGGCGTGGACCTGGACCTGCGGCGTACCACATTCCGGGCACGTAATATGCCAGAATCGCTGGTCGGAGCGTCGAAAGGACCGATCGATGCGGCAATGGCCCGGACCATCGCCAAGAGCATCGCCGCTGTCGAGTTCCGGGGTCGAAAGCTCAAGGATCTTGTAAGTCTTCTGGCGGCGAAACGCAGTGAAGCGGCCGAAAAACAGGGTCTCCGGATCGGTTCCGTCCGGAAACATTTCCCATTTCGACACCTCGTCCTTAACGCCGAAGCGCGCCGTTTTACCCGATAGATCCTTCTTGGTATTCGTGTTCCCAAGATAGATGAACGTGTCGGCGCCGATCTTCTTGGTGTAAATTGATGAGCCGGCGCCGAGCGGCGCGATGACCGACTTTCCGGTCTCTTCCTGCCACCTGTCGATCAGCGGCTGCAGCTTACCCGAGTTCAGATCCTGCAGAAGGTCAATGCCGGGCACGGCATAGAGCGCATTGTCCGGACACATTTCCGCGATATACATCATCCACGACAACGCGAGGATGGAAACGCCGGTCTGTTGTGACTTACGCACCGTCACCAAGTTGCACGGATGCTCCTGGCTAAGGCAGTCGGCAATCTCGACCAGATACGGTGCGCCGTCTGGCGACCAGAATTCGCCCTTATCGGTACCATCGACCAGGACAATGTTTTCTCGCAACCACCGCGAAAATGGCAATGGCGGGACCGGCCTGATCGAAAGCGAGAGGGCCTTCGAGGCGATGCGCAAGGCACC